GTTGAGCAGCATGGAGCGCCCCACACCCACATCCACATCATTGGCGTTGGCCAGGGCGAAGGAGGCCGGGGTCAGCTTGGCAAAGTTCAGTTTGGTGATCATGTTCATTCGTCCTTTCTTTTTTACGGCCTTTGGCCGGTTTAAACGGTTTCGGTGGCGGGTTCGTAGATTTCGCCAATGTACTGCTGATACTCTTCCTGGGTGATGATGCCATCGGCCACGTCGGCCCGCGCCAGGGTGCGTACGTCCTCCTTTACGGGGTCAAGGACGCCATCAAAGGTCCGTGCCCCCCGTTTGATACTGCGCCAGTAGCTGTGTGCGATTGCTTTTACTGCCATTGCTTTTAACCTCCCAGCATTTCATATATATCCAGCAACGCATCGTCCTGCTGTGCGTTGATAGATTCCTGTTCGGCCTGGCTCTCAAAGAGCGCGATAGCGGTTTCATCAGTCTGCGCCAGAGCTTCCTCCAGGGCCGCCACCCGCTCCTCTACAGATGGCGGCTCAGGTTCAGGCTCCGGCTCGGGAGGCCGCTCGGTGGGTGTGACACCAACCAGCCTGCCTTCCTCAATATGGAGGTCACACCAGCCACAGGTCGCCCACACGGCGGCCTCCAGGTGGGAGGGCACCTCTATGTAACCATCCTCCCACACCCTGGCGGCGCCGTGGCGGGACTGGATGTTGTGGGAGCCGTCCTCGCGGGCCAGAATCTCTATAATGGTCATGAGGCACCTCCGAATTTCAATGCTACATAATTGAGCGGCTGTGCCGGATTGCCAGTTGAATTTATGTTTGTGCTACCATCCCATGTAACATACTGACTTCTGTTATTCCCTGTGGAAATTTGGGCTCGTACTTTTGGATATAGCATGGCAAACGGCGGAATACTATTGGCCCCTTCTCCTCCGTATATAACCCATACCGCATCCGGCGTGAACGGCAAGGTAACGCTGCTCGTAAAGGCTCCAACCGCTGCGCCTTCAAGGGTCGCTCCGCCGAGCTTGTCCGCCACACTCGACCCATCCGGCATCATAACCGCTTCGGCCAAGGTCTGCGGCATGACATCGCACTCCTTGCCCTGTAGCCGCTCCACCCGGTACGGGCTGTCTGGCATTGAGGTAGGCGTTTTGGTGTAGGATAACTGTCTGTTTTCATTTGCCCAAGCATTATCGCTAATTTGTACCTTTGCCTTTACAGTAAACCGTCCTCCTGCCGCGCTCGGAAACCTGGATACCGGGATAGTTACACTATCGCCAGGCTTTAATGTCAGTTCTCTCTGGTAATCGCTGTAGGTGTTCTCAAAAACCTCCGAAATGTAAATAGCGTCGCGGGGAGCGTCGCTCAATGCTGTATACGTTATCGCCCCCTTGATTTCCCCAATATTGCCTTCCGGCATGGATATTCTTAATGTAGTTGACGGGACGATGTTCACGGTCTTGGATAATATGGGATCGCCATATACGCCAGAAATACTTGCGGACACACGGTACTGCACGTTCGACCACTCGACCTGCACCGTGTCGGCATAGGTCAAGCCGGCCCCTTCGTAAACCTGCGTCCAGCCGCCGGAATCCACCCTGCGCTCCAGCTTGTAGCTCTCCGCGCTGTCTGCGGCCTCCCAGGAAATATCGACCGCATGGCCAATCATGGCGGCACCTGGAACTGTGATGGACGGCACACCGGGAACTGCATACTTAAATACATAATAGTAGCTTCCACTAATTCCGTCTTTTGGATAGGTATTTTCGGATTCACTGGTCACATCTTCAATGTACACGCCCTTCTCTTTTATGGTCTTGGCACCATAATAGACTGGATAGAAGATTTTCCCAGAGAGTGTATCAGGTATTCTATACGCCAACTTACCAGAGCTCGAAATCCAGCCTGCTGTTTTGTTAATTCCGTACGCTTCTTCCGCGTAATACACACCGTCTCCGGCCATGGCTCCATCAATGGCATATGGGTATTGAGCTGCGTCATTCTCCCTACTCATTTCAAGTGCGTTATTGAGGGTATATTTCCCACTCACAGCGCTAAAGGAATAGCTCTTACCAACCCAAAAATTATTGATATCCCCTTGTTTAGGGGCATGCGCAGAGTGATCTTCCTCATATTTGACATTCAAGTTGTATTTTCCCCAGACATAGACCTGTGCCATTACCCCTCACCTCCTGTCCCTGTATAATCCGCCAGAATCAGGCCATAGAGCGTATTTGCCTTCCGGGAGGCCGGAGGCACCGCCTCCTCCACCTCATAAAATCCACCTATGTCAGGGAGCTGCTCACCAGGCACCTTGCCATCGGGCCCCAGCGTCGCCAGTCCCGAAAATGCCTCTCCGATCTCTTTAGCGGCCGTCTGCACGGCGTTGACCTGCTCCATGAGGTAGTTGTAGCCGTGCTGCTCGCTCAAGCCCACCTCTGCCCCGGTGGGGGCCACGGTCTGTCCGCCGGTCCAGTCCTCCGGCAAGTCCGCCGGAAGCGGAGTTTTGATCGGATTTTCAGCCATTGCTTACCACTCCTTCCGCGACGGGGATAATGTGCTTCAAGACCACATTCGTGGTAACAGGGATATACACGGTAGAGGACGTGAGGATATTCCCCTCTGCATCCAGCAGTTCCAGGGCGGTGATCTCTGTGGCCTGGGACGGCATGATGGTATAGGTGACGGTCAGCTCCGACCCCTCCACGGTCTTGGTCAGTCCGGTAATCGCAACTGTTCCGTTGACCCGGGCGGAGGCCACATCGCCGCTGACGAAGTTCGCCACACCGGCCAAGAGGGCCTGCTGGATGGATGGCGTCTCAGGCATCTTAATCACTCCCTCCGGGCCGTCGGTTGCGAAGGGCAGCCGCCCCAGCTCCCACGCCCCCAGCTTGTAGTTATAAATTCTCTGCGCGGACGAAATTATCTCGGAGAGCAGCAGCCCCGTCCGCACAAACGGGGCGTTGACCCACACGATATGCGCCGGTTTGATACGGTTGATGGTGAAAGCCAGCTCAGTGGCGTAGTTCTGGTTTTGGGCCGCGCTTTCGATATAAAGTGTGTAGTTTGGGTAGTCTACCGTGACCTTCCATTCACCCGGCCCAATCAGCTCGTCCAGCTTTTGATAGAGGAATCCCAGGGTATAGGGCGGACGGGTAGAAATGCGGTTGAGCACGCGGGTCCTTCGGAATGCCAGGCTTTCCACCTGTGGGTTTGGTACAATTCGGAATACCTGCTCCCACATGCCAACCGCCCTCTCGTCCATCGTCTGGAAAAAGAAATTGTCAGCCACACCCACGATTTCCTCCGCCAGGGCCTCAAACTGCTGCTGTTCGGTCAAGCAGATCTGCTGATAGTCCAGCACCTCCCGGTACCACGGGGGCAACAGGGACAGCAGGCTGGTATCCAGCTCAATTGGATTCATTCAGCGTCACCGTCCCTATCACGGGCACCTGCTGGGTTTCGCCCGTCTCCGTCAAGAGGAGATCTGCCGTACCGCCGTTGAGCTGCACGTTGGTGGCGTTGACCACGCCGGCCACCCCTACGATAGCGGCGGTAACCCTGGCCACGTACACATCGGCAGCGTAGGACACGTTGTTGGAGGACACGTTGGCGTCCCACCCCTGCCGCACACTGCGCAGATATGTCTCAATGGCCTGCTCCACCGGTTCCTGCACCTGTCCGATGGCATGTCCGGCGGCCAGCAGGAGAGTGGCGGAGACATTCACCGCCAACTCTGTCGGGGCCACCGCCGTCACCTTTGCCCCGATAGGGGCCAAGCCCAGCCCCAGCCCCTGGTTGGGGGGCGGGTCGATGGCATTCTGCACCTTCTCCACCAGTGTGGATGAGGCAGGCAGGAAATCCGCCCCCAGAACGGACAGCTTCACAGTGCCACCGCCGCTCCAGGTGGGGTATACCTGCACCCCGCCCACGCCGTCAATGGCGAGGACGTTCTGGCGGTAGTCGGCAATATTGCCGCCAAAGGGACGGTTATTGAGCGCCTCAATCAGCCGTTCCCGAAATGCGCTGTCGGTCTCCGTGTCGTCACCAGGCACCAGGATATCCGTAATCTGTGCACTGGTCAGCCCCGGAATGGCGGTAATCGGCAGGATGGGCCCGGTGTACTCGTTTCCGATGGCGCCGGGGGTCTCCGCGGTAAGCTGGTACTGGTTCCCCGTATCGGTTGCTGCCGTTACGGTAAAGTTGATTGAGCCCGCTCCGTTGATAGTGGAGAACCGGGCTCCAATGGGCACAGAGGTATTGAACACGCCCAGGCGTACCGCGGCGGAGGCCGGATATCGGGTCAGGCCGCCAATCACAGCCAGCATATCCAGGGAATCCCCCACTGCTGTCTGCACGAAGGCCGCCCGCTGTACCTGATCCAGGCTGAGATAGAACCCCGCCAGGGTGTAGGCCGCCGGAGAGATGGCCGTCGGGATGGGGGCCGTGTCCCGCTTGTCATAAGTATCGGGCACCCGGTCCAGCATCTCCTGACGGAGGCTCAAATAGGTCTCTTGAGTAAAGTCAATCATGTACTCACCTCACAATAAAAAATCCCGCTGCCTCATACCGAGACAGCGGGAAGATGGTTATGCGGTTAGTCCCTTCGCACCGTCCATCCCCGGAAGACACATCTGTCCGGGAATTTGGCGGTTCAGGGAAACGGGAACCGGAATGTTCCAGGTGACGAACACGTCTCTTGCCATTGCGCCCACCTCCTGGGGCGTACTCCCCGGCGGGTAACGCGAATCAGGTTTGCAATTGCGTTGGGGGATACTTCCGGGGCAAGTCGGGCGGGTACAGTGTATGTCCCATGCTTACGGAGCGCCGGGAGAACTTCTTCCGTTACCCAGGCGGTGAACTCCTCCGCTTCCGGCTTCTTGCTTTGGAAGATGGCGCGGTAAAGGTTGCCCTCATTGACATACAGCATACCTTGGACACCGCCAGCCGTAAGGGTGTTGATTGTATCCACCCCCTCTGGCTTTAGTCTCTTCCTGCAATCAGAAACCCGAAGGTCAAGCGGCTTACACACATCTGCCAAACAGAACCATGGTTCACTGCCCCGCTCCACAGCCCGAATACGTCCAAACTTCTCACTATTAAAAATTTGCAGTTCGTTCATACAGTCGCCTCCTCCACTTCCCTCAACAAATCAAAGGCGGAACATTGAATCAAATTCAGGACAGGAAGATACACAGAACCCATGCGGTTGAAGAAGTTTCCTTCCAGAACACCTTTGGAGCTAAGATGCTCTTGTTCCATATCCTCCATAACCAGTTGAAGCGTTGACACGATGTTGTCAAGGGAAAATCTTACGCCATCTATGTCGAGTTTGTTTTGCATCTAAAAAACCTCTTTCTTCTTGCCATAGACAGGGAGGCCGTGTTACAATGTATTTGCCTCCCTCTATGGGCGGTGATTTAAACAGTCCGCTTTTCCTTGACCGGGGGGCGGGCTGTTTATTTTTCTGTTGCCAAAAGTAGATGCACTCCCTGTCTAATCGCTTCTCCCTTTGAGATATTGTGGCGTTCACAGTATTCTTGCAGTTTTTTTTCTGTTTCTGCGTCCAATCTCACAGAATAATTGATTTTTTTGGGGTTATCCAACTTAGGGCGTCCAGTACGTGGGCTCAAATCATCACCTACTTTCT